TCACAAAGGCGAAGTGATGATGCTTACACCATCAAGATTAAAGGAAATAGATTTATCTGTAGGCACACCACAGAAATCAATATATGATGGTAAGTCTTATAGACTTATAGATTTGAGGTGGAATCCATATGACAGATCAAATAAATCCAAGCCATTATAAGGAAGGCAACATTGAAACTTATGATTTTATTAGTGCAAAAAAATTATCCTATGCACTAGGAAATGTGATAAAGTATATTGTTAGACATAAGTTCAAAGGAGGAGTCGTAGATCTAGAGAAAGCAAAATGGTATCTACAAAAAGCTATTGATGAATACGATAGATCCTAAGTTCCTTATACGTAAACTTGCTAATGAAAAGAAACTCAGACCACAACGTAGAACATATAATCTACGTGATCCCATGCAACGTAAACAAGCATGGATCAGATCCGTATGTTACTTTTGTTATCTAGAAAAAGGAAAGGAAGTAGCTAATGCTTTGCATGTTGAACTAACTAAACCTTATGTTCAACCAAGTATAAAAAAAATAGCTAATGATCTATGGTCTAGAAAAAAACAATTTGATAATATTATCGAGAGGAAGGTAAATGATGACATCAACAAACGAACCAAACAAGTTCGACAGAACAAAAGGCATAGGGGGTAGTGATGCTACTAAACTAGTAGCTGGTGAATGGAGAGATTTATATCTAGAAAAGAAAGGTCTAAAAGAATCAGATGATCTTTCTTTTGTACTACCCGTACAGCTAGGTATATATACCGAACCCTTCAATAGAGATTGGTTTGCTGCACACAATGATGGTTTGTATGTAAAAGAATCAGAGGATGTGTTGTATCACAAAGACTATGATTTTATCTATGCTAATCTAGATGGATTTGTATTAGATGATAACTTCAAGCAGCAAGGTGTATTTGAAGCTAAGCACGTTCATCCATTCACTAAACATGAAACCTTACTAGAGAAATACTATGGTCAGATTCAACACTATATGATGGTAACTAAACTACCCAGAGCCTGGCTATCTGTATTGTTTGGTAACAGTAAATACAAAGCATTTGTTATTGAGAAAGATAAAAAGTTTCAAGACAAACTACTAAATGCAGAACTTAGATTTTGGCAACATATCCAAGAGGAAGATGAGCCACCAACACACGTAGACATAGATGAAATAGGAGGAGCTACATGACTAACAAAAGAGTATGGGATCAATTCAAACATACTGATCCTAAGTTCACCAAACCATTCAGTAAGTTTGGTAGAACACTAACAACAACTGATCCTATGTATCAAGTAATGAGGATGACTGATTACTTTGGTCCAGTAGGTGATGGTTGGACATACGAAGTTCAGTATACTTATACAGAGAAAAATGTATTTGCTGAACTCAAGATAGGTTGGAGAGAAGATACCAAAGAATACTTCAACTGGTATGGTCCAGTATCAGCAGTGAATCCACTGTATAACAGTAAGGGTACACTGGATGATGAAGCACCTAAGAAAGCTATGACAGATGCTATGACTAAAGCTATGTCGCATCTCGGTATGTCCGCAGATGTATTCTTAGGATTGTTTGATAGCAATAAATATGTTTCAGAAATGAAAGAAAAGTTTGCTGCTAAATCAAACGTAGATAAATCTAAAGTAAGGGAGGTAACATGACCAAAGTTTTAAAACTTACTGAAAAACAAATTGAGCAGAAAATAAAAGATGCTCAATCTAAATATCCAGAAGGTTATTTAAAAGAACAAGACTGGGAATTACATATTGATGACCATTATGTATTCAATGTATCTAACTGTTTATATGATGGATTAAGATACATGGATGAATCTATGGATGTTAATTGGGAATATAAATACCAAACATTTTATTCTGTTTTGCCTTTGTTAAAAGATTTGGAATATCCAGTTCGCAGACAAAAGGAAAGAATAAAATTAAACAACTATATAAAACAAATAAAAGGAGAATCTAATGATAAATAGAGTAATACTAGTAGGTAGATTGGGTACAGATCCAGAGATCAAAGCTACCAGCAAGGGTGATGAGTTTGCTAACTTTAGCCTGGCAACTTCAAAGAAGATCAAGACCAAAGATGGTACATGGCAAGAGAAAACTACTTGGCATAAGGTTACTACCTTTGATCCTAATCTAACACAGACTATCAAGAACTATGTGAAGAAAGGTACAATGTTATACATCGAAGGTGAGATAGATGTATCTGACTACACAGATAGTAATGGTAACAAGCGTTATAATACTTCTATCATTATCCCTAGAATGGGTATCATGAAGATGATTAGTACTAAAGGTGATGCTAAACAATCACCTGCTAAAGACATCAATGATGATATGCCAGATGACGATATCCCTAGCGATATACCGTTTTAAAAGTTTGTACTCTTTGGAGTGATATACCATCAGCTAAGCTCTTCCTTTCAGCTGATAGAGTACATATGGGTAGGTTTACTTGCATTATCCTACCCTAAGTTTTGTGTGGTAGTAATCGTAATTGCCTCGAGGACACACTACTTTAAAGTCGTGCAAATGCCGCCACGAAGTACGTGCCACACAAATAGTTTATGGTCTGGGAAAAAGAGGAAATCCAGTTAAATTTATTCCTACTCTAACTAATCTCCGTAGAATAAAACAAAGCCATAATAAGTTTCCACATGGGTAATAACCACATGGGATATAGTTTTACTCATGTACCAGGATGATGGTGATTGAGTAGAATGACAAGGTGCTAGTACTAACAATAATTAATTTCATTAAGAAAGGATAATTAGTTTGTGTATATATCTCCTAGTATTAGCACCTTACAAATGATAGAAAGAGTTAATGACAATGATTGTTAAAGGAGAACTAGACGAATTGGTAGACACACTTCAAGATTACAGTGTCTATCTCAAGCAGTTCGGTTATGATACCGATACTATTTTTGCAGCATATGCCATCATGGCAGCTTCGCTATCAGGCAAAAAGATTAAGAAGAACGCTTCCTCAGATGCTATTAGAGAACGTATGAAAGAACTTAGTGTCGTTCAAGTCCGTAGTTCTGGTACAGTTCATTAGCATATTCCACAGCATCAAAACTATGATGTTCCCAAAACTTATGTTCTGGTTTATACTTACCCCATGTCAGATCTGAATGGTGTTCAAAACACAATGGTACTACAAGCTGATTAGATCTTTGATGTTGAACCTGGCTACCACGTAGATGATGAACATTCATTGGTGAATTAGACATACAACCTGGAACGCAACATCCTTCTTGGATGATCTTCTTAAAATACTTTAAATCTTTAGATGTATACTTTGCCATCCCATGAACCATCCTTCCTTAATAACATTGGAACTATGGATGGTACACCATTAGTAATGACACCACAAGATAAGATTGGCTTTGCCATGTTTATTTTCATATAAGCCATAGCCATAGATTTCTTATCAACTAAACAACCAACAGACATACCCCAGTTTAAATGGAAGTCATTACCAACATACTCTATGTTTGACTGAGTATGATAGTGTCCTTGAACTACCGAGGCAGACATCATCTGTACTGCCTTGACAATGTTCTTTGATACTTGATGGGCAAAGTAAACTCTCCCCATAGGAGTTTCTTCCCAGTGTGATTCTTTCCACTGCCAACCATGACCTACATCTAGTATCTCATTGTAGTCTTTCAGAAAATATTTAGACATACCCTTTGCCATAGCACGTCTGAGGACCATAGAACCATGATTAGATTCTAATATAGTCATGACAGGGAACATAGCTTCTAGCTTCTTCATGTGATATCTACCGATCTCTAGTTCATCAGCAGGTGATGGTAGATCTGGATTGATTACATGAGAAACATTAATAGAGTGCCAATCCATTTCGTCTCCGATATGGATAACATTCGTAGGATTATACTTATGAGCCAGAGCTTCAAGAAAACGATAGCTATCAGGGTGATGATAAGGAACATGGAGGTCAGAGATGACCAAAATTCTATCGTTTTTTCCTGTTTTAAGAGCCGTAGAAGGGGTACTTTCACCTTTCCTAGGTCTACCTCTACCCCTTTTTACTATTATTGAATTTGTCTGCGACTTTTTCTGCTGATCTTCCAACTGTATATCCTCCTATTCCTACTAGAATAATGTTTAATAGGGAGTTCTGTACAGACTCTGGAATGTTAGGTGCAGTAAACCCAAACCAATGAGCTACCATTAAACCAGCAAACACCAACATCATAATTGGTCGCCAGTTTCTTTGTAAGAATCCTCCCTGTGCTTCTGTTTGTATTATTTTAGCAGCACCTTCTAGCTCTGCTAGTTCTCCTGCTAAGATTTTTTCTTGGACTTTTGCTTTGAGTTTTTCAGCATCACCTTTATTATCGACAACCTTATCAATAGTTTTAAATACTGCTCCTGCAACTGGTCCGAGTAAGTTAAGCATTGATCCCTGCCATTATGTCTGCCAACTTCTTGGCTCTCATGGGTGTCTGTTCTCTCCATCTACTGTTTAACATTTCCCCTGCACACTCTATATACCTCTGGTTGTATAAGTGTGATAAAGCGTTTTTAAATTTTGATACACCAGCTTCCCCCATTTGAAAAACCATTTCGATAATAACTTCACGAGCTTCTTCAGCAATATCATAACCACTAAGAATATTCTCAGCACCATCAACTGCACGTTGAAAATCACTCTCAAATAAATCCTCCCATCCTGATCTGTCTGTCGGTATATCTTCACCAGGTATGATCTTATGTCCATAACCCCCAGTTTCAAATCCCAATGTATCTTTGTAAACAGTTTCACAATACCCTTCATGTTCTTTAATCCTCTCTTTTAAATCAGTATACATCACTCTTAGTTGTACAGAATCCTGTAATATACAAATCCTTTTCTTCTCTTAAAGTATATTTAAAATTATCTACATATGCAACACACTGTGCAACTGTGTTAAATGGTTGAGATAAGGGTTCTGCTATACATACCTCATTCAATGGAGAGGTTAGCGACTGCACACATGCAATCAATATTAGGTATACCTTCATACCTTAGTATACTATAGAGATAATTATTCCGAGTAAATTAGAGAATACTAAGAAGCCAACACTCCAGAGTACTCTCTTAATCATAGCCATATCTTTTTCAATATGATGTAAGTGATTGTTTTGAATAGTATTTAGACGTTCAGAAATAACAGCTACCTGCTTATCAAGGTTAGCTAGTTTTTCTGTGTCCAGAGTCATGCGGCTTGACTCGGTTTCTTTTGATATTTGAGTTCCATGTTTTCAGCTCGTAATAATTTATTCTTTTCTTTCTCCTCTTGTAACATATCTAGAGCCATATGATAAGTCTTTTTCATTTCGTAATATTCTTTCTCAATAGTATGTGCTTCAGCTGCAGTCATATCTTTTCCTTTCAATAAATTGTGGTGTAAAGGATCTATAGTATTATAACTAATCATTCAAATCAATTATTTTGCTTGAGCGTCTTGGTCTAATAACCAAGATATTCTATCTAGTTGCTTCCTCATCTTATCGTAGTCTTTGTGCATATCCATAATGCGTTGCATATCTCTTTCATTGTTAGCTATTCTGCTATCCATCTTAGAGATAAACCATACAAGCGATACCGATTGCACTGCTATCGCCATGATGATGCCTATGGTTTTACTGTCTAGGTTCATTACTGTTTCGGATTATCAGCTTTAATCTGTGCTACTCTTGCTATTTCAGCTTCAAGACCATTCTCAATAATGTTCTCTAACTGTTTAACAGCACCACCATATAAAGCTACTCTAGTTGCAATAACTTGAGCATTTGCTTCAGCAGTGTTAGCCACAGATTCAACAGCAGATAAGTCGCTATCAGATGGTTTCGCTACACTAGAGATATTCCACTCTTTAATGTATGCACCTTGACCATCATCTTGTAAAAGAACATCAGTAGTAAAGTCTACCTCGTTTACTGAGTTAGCCTTTAGATACTCTTTTATTTTTGTACTTAGTTGTGCCATTTGTTTTCTCCTTTTGAATTATTATTTAAACGAGTTATTGCCATGCTATGCTCCTATTAATTTATATCCTGTAAACTCTGAAAGTGTAGAACCACTACCATCTATACGAGGACTACCACTAGCATCACTAATTCTAACATAAACTTCTATATAGTCAGCTGCAGATAAATCCATCACAGATGATATTTGCATACCTGCGTAATAAATATCATTACTATTAAAATTCCATGAGTTTTTTTTAAATTCACTTCCATTTTTATAAAATGTTAATTGACAGTTTTGTAAATTAGCCGCTGCTTGTGCATCAGCAAGTAAGTTTGCATAAAAAAAATATTTACCACCTTCACCTGAAGGAACTGTAAATCTGTAATTTGTTGCTTCATCATATGCTCCATCAGTATCAAAAATCTCTGTATCAAAATTTACCTTTGTATATACTTCATGTGTAATTGATTGTATTCCACTCATTCTAGCTGAAAAAGCGGGAGTAGCTTTAAAGTCAGCACTACTTAATGTTACATTACCACTACCATCAGATGAGAATAGAGCATTTCCGTTTGCGTCTTGATATGTATTTACT